GATAATAACAAACTACATTAGGGGGTTAGATGAGTAATTTTTATATCATAACAACAGTAATACTTTTTTATGTATTACTTTTTATATAGGGGGTTAAATGTTAAAGATGGAAAGTAAATTTATTAGGCATGAACAATGCCCTAAATGTGGGAGTAAGAATAATCTAGCACGTTATACTGATGGTGCTCATTGCTTTACACCTGACTGTGGATATTATGAGAAAGGAGAAGGAGTGGAAGTAACACCTATTATAAATAATAGTAATAGTTATTCTGACTTGTACGTTGGTGATAGGACTGAATTGAAAGATAGAAATATCTCTCAAGAAACTGCCAGTAAATTTGGAGTAACGACACTAGCTAATAATGGAATGATAACAAAACATATCTATCCATTTTATAATGCACAAGGTAAGCATATTGCTAATAAGATTAGAGCATTGCCTAAAGTTTTTACAACTCAAGGTAACTTTGCTGAGTCTGAATTGTTTGGACAACATTTGTTTACAAGTGGACAGAAGTACATTACAATTACTGAAGGTGAGTGTGATGCTATGGCAGTCTTTCAAATGACTGGTAGTCGTTATGCTACTGTGTCTATTAAGAATGGTGTAGCTTCAGCAGTCAGAGATTGTAAACAAAACTTTGAATACTTAAATAGCTTTGAGAATATTGTGATATGTTTTGATAGCGATAGCATTGGTAGAGAAACTGCTAACAAAGTATCAGAGATATTTCCACCTAATAAATGTAAGGTAGTTAATCTTGAATTGAAAGATGCTAATGAGTATTTAAAGGCAGGTAAACGTGAGCAGTTTACTCGTACTTGGTGGGATGCTAAACCCTATACACCTGCAGGTATTGTAACGTATGATGATGTCGTTGATGACTTATGGGTAGAGGATGATGTTGACTCTGTTCCCTATCCTTATCAAGGATTAAACAATAAGTTATATGGTATGCGTGTTGGTGAACTAGTTACACTTACATCAGGTACTGGTATGGGTAAGTCAAGTTTACTTCGTGAACTTGTATATCACATATGGAAAACTACTGAAGATAAGATTGGTCTTTTGTTTTTGGAAGAAGAAAAGAAAAGAACATTCAGAGGTTTGGTAGGCATACATGCAAACAAAGAACTACATAAGCCTGAAGAGTGGAAGAAACAAGAACCATCTGAATTAAAGAAATGGTCTGAAGAACTCAGAGGTGATAGACGTTTAGTTTTGTTTGACCACTTTGGTTCTATGGATGATGATGATGTTATCAATCGTATTCGTTATATGGCTAAAGGTTGTGATTGTAAGTGGGTATTCGTTGACCATCTAAGTTTAATTATATCAGGAAGAGATGATGGTAATGAAAGAAAAGCTATTGATATTCTTATGACTAAACTTCGTAGCTTATGTCATGAGTCTAAGATAGGTATGTTATTAGCTTGTCACTTACGTAGACTTGATAATGATAAAGGACATGAAGAAGGTAAACAAGTATCTTTATCACACTTGCGTGGTTCACATTCAATCGCACAGTTATCTGACGCAGTGATTGGTATGGAAAGAAACCAACAAGATGATGATGAGATTGCAAAGAATACTTCCACTATTCGTGTACTTAAAAATAGATATGCAGGAACTACTGGAGTTGGTTCTTACTTACTATACTCTGCTGAGAATGGCAGGATGACTGAAATAGAAAACCCTTTTAAGGAGAACGCAGATGAGTTTGAAACCCAAGAGTAAAGACAGAAAGAAGTTTGATATTGATTTAGCTTATGGCAAAGTCAGAGAAGACTTAATTAAAGATATGCTTCAAGATAAAAAGATTGAAGTTAAATCTGAACGTGATGTTTGGAAAAGAACTGGTAACATAGCTATTGAATATGAATGTTATGGTAAACCTTCAGGCATCAATGCAACTGAAGCTGACTATTGGTTTCATAATCTATGTGTAGGTGAAGATGTATATGCCACGTTAGTATTCAAAACTGAGAATCTAAAAAAGATAATAGATTCTTTGGAAAGAAAAGTATCTGTAAATGGTGGTGACCATAACGCATCACGAATGTATTTAATTAGTTTGCAAAAACTATTTGACTTAAAAACGATTAAGGAGTATATTAGTTTATAATGAATTTAGTAGTTGACATAGAAACAGATTCACTAGATGCAACAAAGATACATTGTATTGTCGCTAGAAATATGGAGACAAATGATAACTATGCTTTTGTTGGTAGCGATTGTTATGATAAGTTTCCTGCGTTTATAAACAAACATGCAGATAAAATTATTATGCATAATGGTATAGGCTTTGACGCACCAGTATTAAATAGATTGACAGGTACAAAGATTACTATTGGACAGATTGAAGATACTTTAATTATGTCTCAGCTATACAATCCTGAACGTGAGAATGGACACTCATTAGATTCCTGGGGTAAAAGATTTGGATTCAATAAACTTGAGTTCAATAACTTCTCTGAGTTTAGTGAAGAGATGCTTACTTATTGCAGACGTGATGTTGAATTAACACATAAAGTTTACAATCATTTAAAACTTGAAGGTAAAAGATTCTCAAATTATTCTTTGAGACTTGAGCATGATATACGTTCCATTGTTTCTAAGCAAGAAGACAATGGATTTTATATAGACCAACAGAAAGCTAGTGGTCTACATGCAATGCTTGAAGATAAAGCTGAACAGTTAGAAAAAGAAGTACATAAAACTTTTCCACCTTTAAAGCTTGAGGAAGAGTTCTTACCTAAAGTAAATAACAAATCTCGTGGGTATGTAAAGGGTGTACCTTTTACTAAGGTTAGTTATCAAGAGTTTAATCTTGCGTCTCGTAAACAAATAGCTGAAAGACTTATGAAGTTAGGTTGGAAACCAAATAAGTTTACTGATAAAGGTTCACCTATTGTAGATGAGAGTGTGTTGTCAAAGATAGATAACATAGCTGAAGCTAAATTAATAGCTAAATATTTATTATTAAAAAAGAGAACGTCTCAAATCTCTTCTTGGCTTGATGTTGTTAATCAAACCACTGGAAGAGTGCATGGTCGTGTCCTTACTTTGCGTTGTGTATCAGGTAGAATGAGTCATCACTCGCCAAACATGGCTCAGATACCTGCTACATATTCACCTTATGGTAAAGAGTGTAGAGAAGTATGGACAACTGATAAGCCTGATACTCATGTTATCTTTGGTACTGATGCTTCAGGACTAGAGTTAAGAATGTTAGCACATTACATTAACACATCTGAATATACACATGAGATATTGAATGGTGATATACATACAAAGAATATGAATATGGCAGGACTATCAGATAGAGACCAAGCTAAAACATTTATATATGCTTTTCTGTTTGGAGCAGGTGCAAAAAAGATTGCACAAATAGTTGGCTCAAAAGATATGGCAGTTGGTAAACAACTTATAGATAAATTTTTATCTGAGTTACCACGACTGAAATCTTTTAGAAGTCAAGTAGAAGAAGCTGCTCAGTCAGGTAAAGTAAAAGGTTTAGATGGTAGACTCTTTAATGTTAGGTCACCACATAAAGCAGTTAATACAATCATACAAGGTGCAGGTGCTATCGCTTGTAAAGTATGGTTGCGTAACATGATTAAACATGTACGCACAAAAGGTTTGGATGTTAAACTTGTAGCTTCAATACATGACGAGTATCAGTTTGAAGTTAATAAGAATGACATACAAAGTATGGGAGAGATTGTGAAGTTGGCAATTAAAGAAACAACTGAACAACTCAACCTTAATTGTCCACTAGATGCAGAGTTTAAAACTGGCTCTAGCTGGGCAGATACACATTAATTAAAATTTATTTTTAATATGTGTTGACAAAGCATATAGTTATAGATTATAATTATATACTGAGATATTCGTAGTTAATACGAAAATATAATAACCTTAAAGAAGGAGTAAACATATGCCAATATTAAATGGTAAAGCCTACTGGGCATCAGTTGTATCACCAAACACTACGTTTGATGAAGATGGTGTCTATTCTGTAGACGTAGCAGTTGATTCTAGTAATAAAAAATTAGCTGAAGCTGAAGGTCTATCTATTAAAAACAAAGGTGACGAGAGAGGAGACTTTGTAACCATCAAAAGAAAAGCTAAAAGAAAAGATGGTAACCCTAACAAAGCACCTGATGTAATGGATGGTATGAAACGTCCACTTCAAAATACTTTGATTGGTAATGGTTCAGACGTAAATGTTTTATATAAAACTTACGAGTGGACTCATAAACCAACTGGTAGAAGTGGAAAGAGTGCTGACTTACAAGCTATTCAGGTTGTAAACCTAGTTGCCTATGAAGGTGGTAGTTCAACTGCGAGTGAATTTGAAGAGATTCCTTCTGCATCTAATGCAGATACTTCAACTTCAGAGTTTGCAGAAGTACCTGCTTAACCTTAACCTTAATAAGGAGATGGGGGTGTAGTTAATAACTCACCCCTATTTTTTTCTATGAAAAATATTGATACTTTAGTTGAAGATATGTACCAGACGATTACTGATGGCACACAACCTAGTGAAAAAGATATGGAGTTGTTTGCTGAAAGAGTAAAGGAAGGTGTATTACAATTATTCAATACACGTTCTGAGAATAATAAATTAAGAATGTCTCAGATTGGTAAACCTGATAGACAGGTGTGGTATCAATCAAGAGATATAACAAAAGAAAAGTTACCTGCATGGGCAAAGATAAAGTTTACTTATGGTCATATACTTGAAGAGTTACTTTTATTATTAGCTAAAACTGCAGGGCATGAAGTAAAGAATGAACAGAAAGAATTAAATATTGAAGGAATATTAGGACATCAAGATTGTGAGATTGATGGTGTTGTTACTGATTGTAAATCAGCTAGTGCTTATTCATTTAAAAAGTTTTCCAATCGTTCCTTATTAAAGGATGACCCTTTTGGTTACATTGCACAGTTATCAGCTTATGCTGACGCACAGAATAAAAAGGGTGGTGCTTTTCTTGCTATTGATAAACAAAGTGGACGTATATGTTTAATGCCTGTCCACGATATGGAGATGATAAATGCGAAAGATAGGGTCTTACATCTTAAAAATGTTGTCACAAGTGATACAGTTCCTAGCAAGTGTTATGACGATATTGCAGATGGTGTTAGTGGTAATCGTAAACTTGACGTTGGCTGTTCCTACTGTGCTTATAAAGTTAATTGTTGGAAGGATGCTAATAGTGGGACAGGACTTAGAAAATTTATCTATGCGAATGGACCAAGATACTTAACCAAGGTTGTAAAAGAACCTGATGTAAATGAGGTACAATTAAGTGACATTGGTTAGTTTATTTGAATTACTTGCTGCAATTAGTGCAGTGATTACTGTATGGGTGTATGGTAATAAAGATAACTATGCACCCTTATATGGTATGGTTTCAAATATAATATGGATTACGTGGTCAGTATTATCTGACAGTTATTATATGTTAATTATGTGTATTGTTTTTACATGCTTACATGTACGAAACTATTTTCATATGAGGAATATTAAATGAAGTTTAGAAGTGGTTCAGAAGAAAAGGTTTATAAATTTTTTAAAGATAAAAAGATTAAAGTTAAATATGAACCTAATAAATATAGTTATGAATGGTTTGAAAATAAAACTTATTGCCCTGACTTCTTATTACCTAATGGTTCTTATATAGAAGTCAAAGGTAGATTAACTATAGAGATGAGAAAGAAACATTTGTTTTTTAGAAAGTCTAATCCTAATATTATAATTAGATTTGCTTTTGATAATCCTAATAAGAAATTAAACAAAGGTGGCACTATGACTTATGCAGGGTGGTGTAACAAACATAACTTTGAATACTGTAAAATAAGTGATGGTATTCCTAAACAATGGTACAATGCAACAACATGAAAATTTTTTACGTACAGTTGAAAAGAATATTAGCATCTCAACAGATGCTGAAAGAACATTGTTCCTTGCAGTTATACTACAAGCATTACTTGATGCTACTCAAAAAGATACTCAGGACTTGGAAAGTCATAAGTATAAACGTGAAGCGATACTTTGGTTTACTACTAACAATGGTAAACGAAAGGAAGACTTTGAATACATATGCGACCTCGCAGAAATTGAACCTAATTATATGAGGAGAGTCGCTATGGAAATATTAACATCTAAAAGAACTAACTTTGTGAGGAATCATATAAATGCTTTGTTGACTCACAAGGATAGTTATGATAGAATTAAATTTAAAAATAAAAAGGGGAAATAATTATGTTACCAACTGAATACCAAAACTATATTGCCATCTCTCGTTATGCTAGATGGATTGAGAAAGAAAACAGAAGAGAAACATGGAGTGAAACTGTTGAACGATACGTTAGTTATATGCAAGGACGTTATGAGAAACTAACAAATAAAAAATTAGATAAAAAAGAAAGAGATAGATGGATTGATGCTATCACTACATTAAAAGTTATGCCTTCAATGAGAGCCTTGATGACTGCAGGTCCTGCTTTAGATAAAGATAATGTAGCAGGATTTAACTGTTCATATGTTGCTATTGATAATGTAAGAACCTTTGATGAAATAATGTATATACTTATGTGTGGTACTGGTGTAGGGTTTAGTGTTGAGAGACAATACGTTGACAAACTTCCTGATATTGCAGAGAAGTTTCATACTACTGAAACAGTAATTAAAGTTAGAGATAGTAAAATAGGTTGGGCAAAATCTTATAGAGAACTTATTGCTATGCTTTATGCAGGACAGATACCACAATTTGATGTGTCCCTTGTTAGACCTGCAGGTGCTAAACTAAAAACATTTGGTGGACGTGCTAGTGGTCCTGACCCATTAAGAGATTTATTTAAATTTAGTATTGAAACATTTCAAAAAGCTAAAGGTAGAAAATTAAATAGTATTGAATGTCACGATATTGTATGTAAGATTGCAGATGTAGTTGTTTGTGGTGGTGTAAGACGTTCAGCTTTAATTAGTCTTTCTAATCTTTCAGACATTAGAATGAGAGATGCAAAGACTGGTCAATGGTGGGACAATAATCCACAAAGAAGTTATGCTAATAACTCTGTAGCTTATACTGAGAAGCCTGACATAGGTACATTTATGAAGGAGTGGGTATCTCTTTATGATTCTAAGTCAGGTGAACGTGGTATCTTTAATAGAGTTGCATCACAAAAGATGGCAACACGTTCAGGTAGAAGAGAGGGTGACTTTGATTTTGGAACTAATCCATATTCAGAAATAGTTCTACGAAATAAACAATTCTGTAATCTATCTGAAGTAGTTGTAAGACCTGATGACACTGAAGAAACTTTAAAAGAAAAGGTAGAGATAGCTACAATCTTTGGTACACTTCAATCAACTCTTTCAGACTTTAGATATCTAACTAAACAATGGAAAGATAATACTGAAGAAGAAAGATTACTAGGTGTATCATTAACTGGTATAATGGATAATACTTTAACAAATGGTAAAGATAAAAACTTAGAAAATTTACTTAAAGAATTAAAACAAAAAGCTGTAGAAGTTAATAAAAAATTAGCAAAAGATA